CAAAAAGCCCAGGAATGGTCTTTAAGAATATTACACGAATTGGAGGAATTCAATGATTCTATTTTTGTTACCCTTACTTATATGGATAATCATTTGCCCCCTTCTTGTAGTCTTAGAAGAACAGATTTGCAAAAGTTCTTTAAACGATTACGAAAAAATATTGAAGTGGATAATCTTCAATTACCTATCAAATACTTTGCTTGTGGTGAATATGGTTCTAAAAACTCTCGCCCTCACTACCACAGTATTATATTTGGTCTCTCTTTATCTGACGACCATAAACGACTTATTATGGACAATTGGTCCTTTTGTGATTGGGATAATCCCGTGATCAGAAAAGAATCATTCGGTTTAGCCGAACCAGCATCAATTCGTTATGTATCTCAATACATTGACAAAAAAATTACAGGCGAAGCTGGGTTCATCGAATATGATTTATCAGGTCGTGAAGCCCCTTTCCGTTTATCTTCTCAAGGAATAGGAAAAAGATATGCCGATAGAAATATCGACGATCTCCAGGAAAATTTAACATTTCAATATGGAGGAGTACCCCACCAACTGCCGAGATATTATTTAAATAGAATCGGTATGGATGGAAAAAAGATGGGGACCATCGCAAAAGAAAAAGACTGCGAAATAGTGGAACACTATACAGGCATCTATGCTTCATCAGACGACTTTTATCAGTTTGCAACAGTGGAAGAAGTGTTAACATATGACACGTTGCTTAAAAATGCTAAAAGACAGCATGAAGCAAATATAGAAGCCAAAGTGAAACTTCGCAAGTCTACTTTATGACATGCATTGTACTCAATGCGTGTCCCCGCTTTAGCGGAAGAATCCTAAACATATGTTTGGATTGACAAAAAAATATGATGTGATATATTCACATCGGAGGTAAAAAATGAAACATGGTGTATATGTGATTTACGATCGTATAGCAGAAGAATCAGGACCAATGTTTGAAGCTGTAAATGACGGGATAGCTCTTCGTCAAGCTTGTTATGTATTGAAACCACTTCCCCCTACTCTCGTTGACGATTATCAACTCGTCAAAATAGGCGAGTACGACACAAAAGAGATGCAAATTTATGTCTTACCGCCGCAAATAATAGATTATACTGTATCCCTCGCTCGTGCAAGAGAATGGGATGGTATGGAGGTAAAAGTAAATGAGTAACGCACAATTTAACCAGGTAAAACATCTTAATCCAGGAAGATCAATGTTTGATCTATCCTATGAAAAAAAATTCACGTGTGATATGGGTCAATTAATCCCTGTGTTATGCGAAGAGGTTGTTCCGGGTGATATATTCACAATAGGCAATCAAGCTATAATACGTTTTCAACCTCTTGTAGCTCCCGTACTTCATGAGATTAATATGTATACTCATTACTTCTTTGTCCCTAACCGTCTTATGTGGGATGAATGGGAAGATTTTATTTCCGGTGGAGTAACCGGTGATTTAACTCCTGCTCTTCCTTATTGGGAGCCCACTGATACAACAGTCGGTTCTTTATGGGATTATAATGGTTTTCCTGTTGGGGTAGATCCTGAGGGTGCATACCCTGTAGATTTTCCGCGTATCGCTTACAACTATGTGTGGAATGAATATTACAGAGACGAAACACTTCAGACAGAAGTCGCATTAGACAACGAAACTATTCTGAATCGTTGTTGGGAAAAAGATTATTTCACAAGCGCACTTACAAATCAACAACGTGGTACTGCTCCGGCTCTTCCAATTTCTGGAACAACTCATGCAGTTTGGCAACTTGCAAATATAAACGTTGCTGGTACTGCCGTAGCAGGTAACCCTGTAATCGGTGCTGTACCTACAACAGCAGCTGGAAAATTTTCCGTCTCTTATAACTCTCCTGGTTCAGAGTATGCTGACGGTTTATTAAAAGCATTAAACACAAATACTGTTGATTTAAGTTCTGCATCAACTTTTGACATCGCAGATTTGCGATTAGCTTTTCAAATTCAAAAATGGATGGAACGAAATGCAAGATCGGGAGCTCGTTATACTGAATTTCTTAAAGCACACTTCGGAGTTTATCCACGTGATGAACGATTACAGAGACCCGAATACATCGGCGGCTCTAGATCACCTATTATTATTTCTGAAGTCCTTCAAACCTCGTCTACAGACGTTACATCGCCGCAAGGCAATCTTGCTGGACATGGCATATCCGCTTCTGAGTCCTTTGCAGGAAAGTATCGAGCGCAAGAATATGGAGTTATCATTGGCATCATGTCAGTTATGCCTCGATCTGCTTATCAACAGGGAATCAACAGACAGTGGATTAAAAGAACAAAATTCGATTATTTCTTCCCGGAATTTGCAAACTTATCAGAGCAGGCAATAGAGAAAGCGGAAATATGTGCTCTTGATGCTAATCCAACACATAATACTGCAATCTTTGGTTACCAGGGAAGATATGACGAACTTAGAACAAAACAATCAATGGTCTGTGGTCTTCTTCGTACTACTTATGATTATTGGCATATGGGACGTGTATTCGACCCTGCAACACCGCCAACTCTCAATGATGATTTTGTTACTTGTATTCCCAGAAAAGACATTTTTGCTGTACCAGCCGAACCTGGTCTTATTGTTTCATTCGGCAATCTTATTAAAGCTTATAGACCTTTACCGTTTATGGCTGAACCTGGTCTAATAGATCATAACTAATTTGTCCAGGTGAGTTTCCCAGGTCTAGACAAATTTGAATAGACCTGGGAGTTTGACCAGGTGAATTTTACCTGGTAAAATATTATTCAAAATAAAACAGGAGATTAAAATGAAATTTGCAACTCAATATTCACCAAACAAAATTTTACCTGAAAAAAATTCAGGTAAATCCCTGGTTGAATCTGTAGGTTACATTCCAGCACAAAAAAGGATTGAAAATCTTATGACAGCAGGTCAACGTCTTAAAGACTACAGAAACGAACAATTTGATTTTCCTGACGAAAAATCAATAGATCATGACTTTACAGATCCAACTCGTTCAAAAAATTTTGATATGGCTGATGCTACTCAATTATCGTATCAAACTGAACGAAATATTATCAATTCTAAAAAAGCCGTGGATATGGCTTTAAAATCCTCTCAGGCTGCTGAGAAAGCTCAGGATGAGCTTTAAAAACCTGAATAGGTGTATAACCCTCCCCGAATAGGGGAGGGAGCTATATTACTCTCTCGATACTAATATAGCTAAGTGACACTAAGTCACTAAAAAAGGTCATTTATGACCTAAAAAACACTAAGGAGGAATTATATGCCATGGTACAACAATCCCGGTTTACAATCTATAGGGTTAGGTGCTGCCCTAGCTGGCGGTACTATTGCATCGGGTGGTACACTTCCCGTAGCTGCTGCCATTGGATTAGGAGGAGCATCCCTCTATCAAAACTACCAAAATTATGCCGCACAGCAGGAAAATTACGATTATCAAAAAAATCTTCAGTCTGCTATGTTTGGCAGAGAAGATACTTCTATAACTCGAAGAGTTATGGATTTAAAAGCAGCTGGCTTGTCACCTGTCCTTGCTGCCGGTCAGGGTGCTGACGCTGGAGCTGTCGTTGCTACACGTCCTCCACAGTGGGAAAAAAACACATTCGACCCATTAGAAATAATAAAAATGCAGAATGAAATTGCAACGTCAGTAGAGCAAAGAAAACTTATGATTGCTCAATCACAAAATCAACTGGCTCAAGCTTCTGTTGCTGGTAAAATTGCTAAATTAAAAGGTATCGATGTATCTAATGCTGAAGATACAGGTAATACAGGTTCTTCACCATTTGGAAGAATTTTTAACGATTGGAACGGATTCGCAAAAAAAGCTGAAGCAGAAATCAATCAATACCGTCAACAGGCTGAAGAATATTCAAAGGATCAATGGCGAAAAAAACATGGTGCTACATACTCTAATGAGTATGATCAAATAAAACGCACAAATAAAAAACCCAGGAGGTAAATTATGCGATTTAAAAAAAGACGTTCATTTTCTAAACATTCCAGAAAACATCGTGGAAGAACAGTTTCAAAATATGGTTCAAGTCGTGGAGGAATAAGACTTTAAGAGGTGTTCAAATGCGCTGTACTAAACCAGTCCGCATTACAAAAAACCAGGCTACCTCTGCCGGCGTTCTCGTCCCTTGTGGAAAATGCCATGCATGTAGAAAACAAAAAGCCCAGGAATGGTCTTTAAGAATATTACACGAATTGGAGGAATTCAATGATTCTATTTTTGTTACCCTTACTTATATGGATAATCATTTGCCCCCTTCTTGTAGTCTTAGAAGAACAGATTTGCAAAAGTTCTTTAAACGATTACGAAAAAATATTGAAGTGGATAATCTTCAATTACCTATCAAATACTTTGCTTGTGGTGAATATGGTTCTAAAAACTCTCGCCCTCACTACCACAGTATTATATTTGGTCTCTCTTTATCTGACGACCATAAACGACTTATTATGGACAATTGGTCCTTTTGTGATTGGGATAATCCCGTGATCA